ACCTTTAATGTCTAAAGATTCTGTGTTTATTGTGTTATGACTCTTACCACTTATAGAATCAGACACTGCTCTCAATACGCTACTATCTTCAAACTCAACGACACTTTCTATTTCTTCACCGCTTTCTACCGATGTAACGTATTGTTGTAGTGTGGTAATCGGGGCAAACGGTCTACCATGTTTGTTTAATGGCATAGGCGCTGGGTGCATGTTTTCACCCTCTCTTTCGTCAGGCAACGCCCAAAAGTTACGCCATCTCCCGCCATGTCCTACTAAGAATTGAGGTTGATAGACACTCTGCCCTTTACTATTATCTAGCCACACACAGAAGTTTCTTCCACTTGCGCCCGGCACTGTACTATGAATGACAATAGTGTATCCTGTATCTCCGTTTAGGTCTTGTACTTCTCTACCTATGTGAGCGCGTATGTACCCCATGTGTGTACCCTTGTCACCATTATCTACATTCCAAAACGGTGAAGGGTCATGCGCTGAACCAGTTAACAGTCTACCGTTTAGTGCAGCGTGTTGATTAATTAATCTAACAGCCTCTTCTGTTGCAGACAATGTATCTACAACATCGTCTTTTTGACTAATCTCACCTAAATCCAATGTTAAACGTCTAACAAAGTCCATATCTTTCCATTGCGGTAGGTGTTGTAATCTACTCTCAGTATGATTAGTCAAATCTAAAGATGAACTTCTAATACCTTTTAGACACAAGAATGCAGGTATAACTCTAGTACCATCAGGTGTATCAAAGAATGTAGAAGGGTCTCTTAGCGTACAACCAGTTGTTGCTTCTCTATGTTCTATTAATTTCTTAACAAACGAGTTTGCGTTGCTACTAGGTATTCTAGTGAACGAATGCTTTGCGTTTGCTTGCTTATGTAAAGCAACAGAATCGTTAGTTCTAGGCGTAAGACTGTATCCTGTTGAAAGTCCACTGGTTGTTCCACCATAGGAATATCCTGTGTGTACGTGATGACCGTGTGCTTTACCGTATAATCTAGCACCCTCTATTTTTCTACCATCTGTTGGTAAAGCAGTAGCCAAACTAGCAATAGTACTGCTATCAATTAAGTCACTAGTATGTCTGTTTGCTAAATCGTGTGCGTAAGCACTTTCGATATACTTAGATTGTTGAGTACTTCGTATGTATGGGTTCTGAGATAAGAAACCGTTTGTAACATCTATTTGAGTGGTCCATGGACTTGGACCAGCACCGTTGTACGCAGCGTTGACTTTGTGTAATGCACTCCTAGTTGTACCACCGCTTTCTACAACCTCTTTAGGCCAACCTATTTGTGTAGCCTGAGCACTAGACTGCACTTGCATGTGTATATCTTGAAATGCGATAAACTCCTTGTCATGTGCCACGTTGTATAGTAATACACGTGCATGTTCGTCAGTAGACAAGTAAGGGTCGATATAGGCTACAACAGGCGCTTGTGCCGATGTAAGTCCAAGTGCTAGATAGTTTTCTTCAATTGTTCTATTGACATGTTGTGCATAATTTCTTGCAGTTTCTAGACAAGTATTGCCAATTAAGAAGTTCTCTAAAGGTATGCTGTCTCTTGGATTAGTTGTGTCTAATTCACCCGCACCATTATCAAACGCATTCCATACTTGTGATTCGTTCAACACACCTCTACTCTTAGCAAACAAACCCTCAACCGCATGTGGGTTGTTATACGACATATTTGCCCATACGGTATCACCGTTGCGTAATCCACCTTGTGCGTATGGATTTAACCACGTAGCGTTTAGTACAGCGTCTTTATCTTCATAGTCGCCAGTCCATACTGCAAGTTTAGCATTAGATGGAATAATTGGACCAGTAGCAGTTAAAGTAACTGTTTGAGTGCCGTTTGCATCAGCACTACCAATACTACTAACTAACCCTATTCTTCGTATTTTGTCCGTTCCGGTATCTTCCCAATAGTAGAGCGTATCACCTTTCTTGACGTTCATACCATGTAGGTCATTGACGTTTTTACCACTAGCACCGTCAATAGTTATGGTAGATGATGTGCTTCCATTTGCAGTAATTGTGACATCGGTGATGTTTAGGCTGTTCTTCAATTCACGATAGTATTGAGAACCATCAGCAACTTCTGCTGTAATCGCTGTACCGAGAATACTTCTACATTTTCTTGCTAATGTTATTTTAGCACCCTCAGGCAACCCGTCTGTGTGTAAAATAGCATTGTTTGCTAATTGAGATGCTGTACCGGCCCCTATGGTTATGCTAGTTGCTGCTACTGCTGTTACTACGCCCTCAAGATTATTATTTGCATCGTATACATTACTACCTACTGAAAAGATAGTTGTAGCATCTACTCCGTCCACTTGCATAGCACTAGTAGTGCTAGATGAGTAGTATGTTGGGCTGAGGGGTTTATTGATGGCTACACCAGTAGAATATTTATTTGGGGTAAATCCTGTTGATGTATTGTAAACAAGCACAATACTGTTTTTAGGCACTGCTGTGATTGTTGCACCAGTTAGTGTCTTAATGTGACCGTGATATTGGAACTTGTGGGTAGTGCCATTATCATCGTATTGTACTTCGTATCCTAAATCTCCAACAGTAGAAGGGGCATTGGCTAACACATCATATCCCAAGTCAGGAAACTTTGCAAAATCCTCAGGTGACAATGTTACAATTACGGCTTTATCTTCACCGGATAATGGTATTGTCTTTGTAGAAAGCACCTTACCACTAGCACGCATAGGTTGTATTTGTGCTGCGTGTGGATTACTTTCAGGTCCGGCCTTAAACTCAACTGCGCTAACATACTGACGTAATCCGTAATCTACATTACCCCCTTGTGTTTTTACACTAGCGGTATCATAGTAATATTCATCTCTATTCTCAAAGTCTGATGATGGGGTTATTTCATCAGATGCCATAGGTGTATTACCTTCTTCAAACCCTACACCCCCTAGATAGACTGGTTGCCCTGCGGCTAAGTCTTCAAAGAAACCTTCGCTATGACCGTATGTCATGTCGTCATTTGCTAACGCTAGATACTTGTCAGTAGCAGGTGCATTAGTATAAAAAGCCCATTTTCCGTTAGCCAACCAAACTTTTCTATATCGATAAACGTCATTAGCGAAGCCTTTGTATTCGTCTGTATCAGTATGTGACTCAGGGAACACGCTTGGGTCATTCACGTAGAGTCTTTTATCTGTATTCGATACTCTTCTATATTCGGTGATAAATGTAGAATTGACATATTCTCTATTTGCTAACGCTATTGAATAAGCAGATTGCGCTTCTCTATCTGCTGGTTCTGTATCTATAAATCTTCTACCAACTGGGCTAGGATTGTAAGTATGTGCAGTGTGTGTTGCGTCTATATGTATCTTAAATGCGTTATCAGGACCGACAGATGGGGCAAAAAATTGTTTAGAGAAAAAAGGTATTTCTGCAACTGCTCTAGTACTAGCGTACTGAGTACCTAATTGGTAATCATGTTGTACGTCATTCATAGACTGATGCATTCTATCGTTTACAGTAGTACCATTTTCTAATTTACTTTCTTCACCAAAATTAGGTTCATTATATATCGTAAAGTTAGCGTATATGTCCGTCCCCGTACTATTATATCCTTCCATCATACCGTTTGCGCGTAGCAAGTTTTGTATGGTTGTGTACTCAGTACCATCCGAGCCAACATAATATCCGCTACCTAAACTTTGTAATGTAAATACGAATGTGTTACCTGTTTTACTACTATATCTAGCGTTACTACCGTCTACAAAGTACACTCTTCCATAGCGAGTAAACCCATACGTACCCCAACTTGCTAAATCTTCACTTTCATTATTAAGAGGTTTAACGTATAATGTTCCGACAGTATCGCCTACACTACTAGCACCCGTAGGCACATTCAACCTAGTCACACTTACAGCGTACGACCTGCGTGTAGAATATGCTTCATGTGCTAACATACTGCGCTGGAATACTGGCCTAGTATCCATAGCGCCTTGACCCGGACCACCAAGTGTAACAGTGACAACAGGTGCATTAGGTTCTATCTCCTTGACTATATGCGAGTCAGGGCTACCTTTGCCAGTAAAATCTATTGAACGAGATATCAGGCTATCTCCTACGCCTATACAACTCAATGTGGTGTAACCACCTTCATCTCCTACACTCTCTTCAATCGACCTTACTTTCGCTCTACTCATTAAGTAAAGCACAGTTGCCCTATTGAATCTTGTAGACAAATTAACATTACGCAATTGCATACTTCTTCTTCGGTCAGTAGGTTGAATGAAGATTCTAAAATCAGCATCGTTTGCATCTGCTAAAATGTGATTGTCTATTATGTCAAATGTTTCGTGTATAGGTGATGCAGATGATACAGTTCCAGTATCGAATTGCCCTGCCGAACCACTGCTTAATACTACATCAGGAGCAATTCTAGAGTAACTACCTTTATCGGTCAAAGTCTTAGTTTGGTCTATTTTATTTAGATACAATCTGTTGAATGCAGAGTTATGCACACCACTTGTACTCACAGATTCAATTATGGCTTGTGGTGTACGGTTTTGTACAGAATCCGTATTGTTTCTAGGAGTGTAATTAGCAGGTGTCAAAGACTCGTCTACTTCCGTATCGGCAGAATATCCTTCTGATGTATCGCCCACTAAACCGTGTTCTTGTACTATTGGGCTATCTATACCAAAATCAGATGCGTACACATCTATGTATCCACCCGGAGCATAGATAGTATGCCCTGATGCAATTGAGTTGATTATAGCATCATAGACATATTCGGAACCTGTTACTAATGTATCAGATGAAGGTACGGTTTTCTCTACCATTAGTAGAGGTTGAACAACAGTAGTGAAGGTTAGTGTTTGGTTTGTTTTAGAGCCACCAGTGGTCGACGCACTTAATTCAAATGTAGTTCCATTAGTAACGCTAGAGACAGTAGCACCAGTAGGTATACCAGTGCCTGACACAGCCATACCCGGTATTACAAAGGCCGTATTATCCATGGTAATAGTTGGGTCGTTATTGTAATCACACGTAGCATCTGTAAATGTTTTACTTATACTCGCTCCTGTTAAATCAATGGCATTGTAATGTATTTCTACATAAGGCGCTAACGTAGGTGTTAAGTCTGCCAATCTAGGTACATGTAATATAGCAACTCTACTTTCTTTAGATGGAGTAACATGATAATCTCTAATATTACTATCGTGATGGGTCTCATCGTTATTAGCATCATATTTGTTATATTGCGGTATCGGGCCTTTTAGCGCAAAGGGAGTGTAATCAAAATCAGGACCACCTATTGCAATTAGTTTCCTTTTACCAGCAGGTGGGCTTGCTGTTCCATTGTAAGAATTATATGCTGCGGTTACTGTACTAGAACTAACAACATTGTCTATTACCACATCGCTAAAATCTCTATACACATCTACTAGACTATTTACGGTAACTTGCTTCTCTACACCTTTGTGCATATCACTATACATCACATCAACGATATCTGCACTACCATTCCCCTGTTGGTCTATTATTTCATCAATAGCCTTTGGCAACATACGTAAGAAAGAATGTCCTTCGACATGATTCTTAATGTGTCTACCGCTATGGCCTATTTGGAAATCCTCACTTACACTAGTAGGCCATACTACTGCAAAGGGATTGTTTGTATCAGATGTAGTTGTGGCAATTGCACTAGAATAAACAAATCCATGATTTTCAAAGTCACTTTCATCAATTATCATTTGTCCTGTCCTATCTATAATTTGGGACGTATAATGAGGTGGTTGATACGGATTACCAGTTGAAGAATCAAGCAACATATCCGCACTCACCACAACAAAGTGATTGTCTACACCTGAGGTTCTAGTGTGCAATGCGCTACGCAAACCATTTACAGATGTAGCAAAATCGAGATGAATACTAGATACTAGCATATTGCCTGTACCGACATTAATACTAAGCAAACGTACTCTTTCAGGCGGTTTGTTGTTTGGTGCTTTTGTATCCGGGTCAATTCCATCAGGATTGATTAGAAGGTTATATGGTGTATGTGAAACAGAATGTTCAACAAGAGTACCCGATAAAGAATCTAGTACTTTGTAATCTCCGCTTGAATAGTTGTGTACTCCTGTTACATCTTTACAAAATACATAGTTACCTGACACACTAGACAAACCAGTGAGTTTTTTGGCTAAATCAATAGCATCGGCTGTACTCATACTAATTTGTGACACAGTTACATTTTGTCCATCTATCTGCGTGCTATTATTTGCAATCGAAGAAAACGTATATACTGTTTCAACAGGAGCGATAGGCTCTTCAAATCTGTATAGAAGTAAAGTATCACTATCCGATAACGGAGAGTTACCTTCTATCATTGAAGTCTTGAATGACGCATTAAGATGAATGCCTTCCATCGTACCTCTAAACTTACCACCTTTACCTCCAATGTATGTTTGCTTGGTAGAAGGCTTTAGCGCTAAATCTCTGTCTTTGATAGATTGTCTTACAACTAACTCCCCGTTAATGTATAGTTCTATGGCTGTGGTTCTTACCGTTGCTACTACATGAATCAAAGGTCTATGGTTTTTGTTTAGTTCAGTCGCATCGTCTCTACTTCCAACAAATCTATTGTATGAGTCCTGTACACCTTGATATTCAATATGGGGATAGACAGTGCCTTCGTATCTGTCTGTTGCTAGTGTCGCTGTGGTTAAATAATATCTTTCTTCACCACCTTCACCCTCCATGAATACCTCAAAAGTCGCTGGACCGGGTGTGTCTATATTACCGAGTGAAAGTTTGTATTGACCCTCTTTCTCTATTATTGTACCGCCACAATCAGGCATTACCCACGCTTCTATTGTTAGATTCTTATTGAAAATACCCGATGTTGCTACGCTATCACGTGTAGACAATGGTGCATTTTCAGATAGGATAACTCGTACGTCGTCAGTCCCTCTTGTGGTTCTATGCCCTAATTCGCTAAAGTCACCTTCAGGAACTATGATACTGTCAGTGATACCGTTGAAAAAGAAGCCATGTGTCTTACGGCTAATTACTGTCATTCGTCTCCCCCCAAGTTATCTATGATAGAATCAAATTATCTATCGGTGCGAATATCATATTAAAATTGTAAACCGACTCTCCAGCATCGTATGTAATGTCAAACTTTTGCACTGACCCTTGTATCCCAGTAGTTTCCTCCTTCATAGAAAAATCTACACTGGCTGGTAAATCATTACCTTCTGATGTTTTATCATGTCCATCATAATTACCAGTAGGCATGAAGAAGTTTCTTGCAACGTATTGGTCACCACCAGTTGCTTTCAAAGTAGAGTTATACGGTATCTGTATTCCAACAATGTAATCTTTTACCTCACTTTGTCTACCGTTTTTTCTGTTAAAGAAATCACTCACCGGGCCTCTTCTCTTACTGTTGTTGATTATACCGTATAAATCCATAGTTTTGTCACCAGCAGATTTCTTTCCACCATCTGACCCTCCAGCAAACTTAGTAATTTGAGGCTGTTCTACAAACCTAAAATATCGCATTCTAGGTGTAGTTCTACTCATAGCGCTGTTTTTACCTAAACTAGTCATTGCAATATTTACTACACAATTAAGCGTTTGGTTATTGTAGTCCACGCCCTCTTGTAATGTAGCAGTGAAATCAGAAGAATGTTGTGCATTTATGTAGTCTGTCAAAGCAGTTGCCAATTCAACAGATGTAGCATTGCTTGTGTTTACTAAAATAGTCGGTGTACCACCTGTTCCAGCATTAGCATCGTATTGAGTCGTATCACTTGTGCTACCACCATCGGTTCTATCAGTGACGTTTGTAAAAGTAATTATTTTTTCATCACCACTTACTGCTGTCTCAAAAGTTTGTAAGTTTATTTTAGTAACGTTATCAACTAGTCTAGTTAAATTAGCAGATGTATTAAATTGAAGACCATCTTTTGTAACACCAAAATTAATCGTACCACTGTGTGCTGTACTCTTTGTGCCTTCTCTGTCATCTGCGATGATACCTTGAATATTTATCATAGCACTATTGACGTTCAAATCCATACCTATACGCTTACTCCCAGTGAATGGTATAGGTGAACCACCAACTTTACGGGTTGTGCTTAGTACCATGGTTGTAGCATCTAACTCAATGGTATTGCCGTTTTCTTGAATAAGTCTGATTGGTATGCCCTTTGCCATTCAATCACCTACCTCTACCTACACCACCAATGTTACGAGACATTTCTTGTTGCACTAAGTCGCTGATTTCTCTTGCGAACTGTCTTTTATCAGTACGGTCTGTGAGACCGCTTAGATTGAATGTCATGTTGAAAGTGTGGCCTCCACCACCACTAGGTGAATCTCCACCCCCACCGCCACCAGTGACAGCGTTTATGGCACTGCTTCCTAAATCTTTGACTCCACCAACTACTGATTTGCCAAAATTAAATATGCCCTTAAGAGCGCCACCTATTTTATCGAATATCTTACCTAGTGTCTTATCATACACAGATTGCATTACACCTGTAACTGTATCCCAAGCACTGCCAATTACATCAAATACACTTTGTGCTGCTGACTTAAGACCACTGAATGCTCTACCTATGGTAGCATCAAATATAACGCTCATACCATTAAAAACGAGTGTTCCAATGGTTTTGATTCCGTTAAAGGCTAAGGTAGCACCTGCTTTTAGTCCCGACCATAGTTTACCAAAAGTACCATTCCATATAGTTTTGACATTATCTAATGCCTTGCCCCATTCACCTTTGAATATGTTAACCCAAAACATCATTCCCTCTTTCATTAGATTCCATATCGGCATAACGGTAGCGTTCCATGCAGACCTCAAAGCCTCTGTCAAAGGCTCGAAAGCCTCCCTTATTTCATTAAATATTTTTCTCGCTACTTTACCAGCAAAACTGAAGGCTTTACCAAGTGCTTCACCTATACTACTGGCTACACTGCCTAGTGTGCTCATTGTGCTACCTATGACACTAAGGCTACTAGATACGCTGGCTAATGAATTGAGTAATGCTCCTAGTGCCATGTTAATCTTCTCCCTCTAAAAATGAATAATCAAACTCTACAACATCAGTGCTATCTGTTCTATTTTCTAGGTCTTGTTTCTTCTCTGCTAGGCGTTCTTCTTCATTGACAGCAAGTGCCCATGATAGAGATTGTTTGAAGACGGCCTCGCTCATATGGTATACCTCATGTAGTGATATGCTGTAATGTTTCGCTACGATGTATGCGAACAACTGCATCTGCATCTCTAAATCGTCAGGATTTTTAATTACCTTTTTCTTTAGAAATTGCCGAACCCTCAGTTGTTCGCTTTCGTAAAACCCCCCTGCATTGCCTCCGCCAGTTCATCCGGCTTTGGTAATAGAGAGGCTATCTGTTGACCGACATATGCATTTAGATTCATCATGTCGTCTACGGTAAGTTCCGGGTTTGTTCTTACAACCCAGTTTGAAAATGCGTAACGCCAATACCCTTCAAGGTTTAGCGATATGTCATCGCCATCCATCTGAAACATACTTTGTGCGGCTTGTTGTACGTCAAAGAAAGTTAATTCTCTAACCCATACTTCCATTATCATATCAGTATTTTCTTTGTCTACACGGATTTCGTGTCGTTGTTCACTCTTCTTCGTCAGTAAGTTCTGTTTGTCTACTATCGTCATCTGTTGTCACTTCCTCGGTTGCAGCCTCTTGCGAGGGGGCATCCGGCGTTACATCGGCAGACTCTTGCGAGTGGGCTTCTGTTACACCTTGTGTCGGTTGCTCGACAATACCCGCGTCATCGTGTCGTAGCCTTAACACTACCTCAGATTTAGTGCCACGAATAGTGATTCCACGCGCTTTACATTCTTTTTGGAGTTCTCTTACAGTGAAAGAATTGTAGTCCACTTCACCACCGAATGGGTTGTCTACTTCGGGGACTATCATCACTTCTTGTTCATCTTCAACAATATTTTTGACAGGTCTGTCAATAGTAATTCCCACTGTATCTTCGATAACGTTCTCAACAATCTCAACAACATCTTCTACCTTCTCTTGTATTTCTTCAACTACGTCTTCTACTACGTCGCCTAGTACATCCCTAGCGGCCCCTACCCATGAAGGTTCTTCTTCCTCTATTTTTTCGACGATTGTTTCAACAGGTGTATCTTCTATTTCTCTAGCGATAGGTGCGAGTACAGTTTCTTCGGTAATTGTATTACCTTCGTTAATCATTCTCATAACCATAGAATCTACTACATTTCTAGAATTAGTCTTGAACAACTCTTCCGTGTATGGTATACCAGCATTGTCGATTAACCAATAGACATAGTTTTCATGAGAGTTTCGAGAGTAGAATTGAACTCTCTTTACAGCAGTTGGTAACACTATTTCACCTCAAGCATGTATGACTGTATCAACAGCAATAACCTTGACTGACTTAGGTAGAATCTTTAGTTTTGCTCTGAGTGGTCCTTTATCCTCAGGTACAGGCAACGGTGCTTCAACAATGTAATAGTCATCCATTAGTATGTCAATAGATTCTGCTGTACCGCTAGATACTTGTTTTGTGAAAGACAAGCGTATCATGTCTGAATCAGTTTGTTCAGTCTCATCTGTATCATCAAAGTTCTCCACTGCTCTACGCATATTGTGATAGAACAATGGGTCGTCTACGATTATCTCCATCTCAAGGTCATACTCTGTTTTACCCTCTACTGCTAGTGTAGGATTACGAGTGCCAGCAAATGGAACTTGGTCGGTAGCACTGTTTGCTATATTAGACGCTCCAATAGTATAGTACTGCTCTACACCAGTCTTACCGTTTAACGTGAATGAAACAACTTGACCCAGTGTTGTTCCTAGCATAGATATAGAACCGTTGTAGAACATAAACGGTTTCTGTGTACCTTTGCCTATACCCGACACTTTTCTCTTCACTTCTGTATTAGCAGTATCTTCAAAGAGTCTGTGTGTATTGTATCTATCTCCTTTGTTACTTGCTTCTAACCTACCAGTATCTGTGTAACACAACGCTGAATCGAAGTTTGCTGTCAATCTTAGAGCAGCGTCTGTATCTGTGGTAAGTGAGAAATCTTTGACTTTACAGCCTCTAAAGACACGTGTTAGTTGTTTTGAATCTCCTGTACCACCATCGGTAGTACCATCGTTACTGTCTATGTCTCTTCTTCTAACACTGACTTCCATAGCAAAAGAAGGCACAGTTGTACGAGAGAAGAACAAATGACTGACTGGTTTAGTGATTGCCCCTGTGGTCGTGTTTCTATGTGGACTACCATGGCTATCATCTGCTGCATATCTAGCAAACTCTACTACTGTATTATCATCATACGAATATTGTAACGGGTCATCTAACCAAACTTTACCAGCACCACCAGTTACAGTAATGGCTACAATTCTTCTTGCTTCTTCTTTTATCGCTTTATCAATTATTTGCGTAGCGTTTACATTAGGCCAAGCATCAGCAGCAAGGCCGCCGCCAACACCAGTATCTCTGTATGTTTGCACGTCGACCATATTTATGGTATTAGTAGCAGAGTTACCTGTGGCATCTCCGTCAGTGACTAAGGTATTTCCGAGTAAGAAAATGTAGTCGCCCACGCCTATATCTGTTCCACCAATTGCTGGATTAGTGCTACCACTACTATCGAATGCTATGTAAGAATCTCCTGAATAAACAGCAGAGGATAAAGAAAATGTATCATTAGTATGACCGTCTTGCCTAACTTCCGGTGCACTTACAACTTCGTGCCCTAGACAATAATAGAACCATCGGCCATTGTGTATGTTACACTCAAATGAGCCACCGACATTAGTAAATCTACCCGGCACTTGAACCGCTATATCTCTACCAAGTCCAACAACGTGGTATCTCTTGAGGTCTACTTTAGTCTCAGGAAG